CAAAGTACTAGTGGGAGCGTCCAACGTAAAAGCGTTAGCAAAATTCGAGAGGGCAGTTGGGAAGGATCCATTAAGGAAACCTCCAGCTCCAATGGTTTGGGCATTCACCGACGCAAAAGAAAAGACTTGCGTTGCGGTGGGATTAATGGGCGAGGTCTGCACTAGCAGGTCAAAAGTATAATGAAACCAAAGCTTTCCCCAAAGAATGGGTACGGCAGGTCCATCTTGCGTAGCAAAGAAAAATTGACCCGAATCATAAGTGCGTAGATCTCCAGCCACAGGCCCTGTTCGCAAGTACTTACGAGGGCCCGTTGCATGCACGGCGGCTGCATCCATAGCAGTTCTTTGTGGAAGCCAAGGAGCAGCTTCAGTGGCTCCCATGTACGTAGACATGGTCTGCTCACTAACTGAAATTCGGTCAGAAGGATCGTAATCAAACGTCATCATAACGGAACCTGAGTTATCAGTGCCACAACTTGGTCTGTACTCTGCCTCGAGACGCACCAAACGGTATTGGTCATAGTCAGCAGCCTGAGCTGCCAACCACGGCGAAAAAGTTTGCAAAGATGGTTGAATCTGAAGACGCACAGGCGTAAAAGCCGTAGTGGACGTAAACGTAGCAACCAGTTCTGAGTGCGAAACACGAATCCCACCTGGGATTTGGGTACGAGAACCACCTACCTGCCTGACAGAGGAGGACATAGCAGCGGGTATAGAATACTTCCGCTCAATCACTCCCATACCAGCACGTGGCCGCGACTTTCGCGGACTTTTGTAAACCAGTTTCTTTTTACGTGCACCTGGTCTCTGCGCACGAGCTTGTATAAGCTTCTTCTGTAGTTTTGTAGCAACTAAGATTTAAGGCACAAGGGGAAGTTAAACCCAATGCCCGAGCAAAAGCGGCTCTGATCCCCTAAAGAGAGGAAAGAATTTTGTCTCCATGGCCACAGTTCCAGAGGTTTCCCACTCGATTCGAGCTTAAACGAGGGTCCTAAGGTTCTTGACCTACCATGGCACAAAACCGAAGAATAGGAAGGATATAAAATAAAGTGACGGTCCATGCCTACCAAACCTACACCAGAAAGATCAGTAAACCCAATATTCAACGTATCGGAACAAGTCCACGCTATTTTCTCAGGCGCTAATCAATGGGTCTCAATTCGGCACTCCATCATCAACACTTCCACAAAAGTTCGGAAAAATCCAGTCTTATCACTCCAAAAGTAAGTTACAAAGAGATAATGGCAGGGGAAGGGCAGCAATCAAGGGCCGAATCCACTAACCAATAAGTCTCCCGAACGAACAAGAGTTAAACCTGACCGGATTCAAGGGACAATAAAGTTCCC